AGCATCCCAACCAGCGCACAAGGGTTCAAGCTTCAAGCCAGAGTCAACAAGCTCCAGGATCCGAGAACCAGGGTACAAGCGAAAAGACCCAAGCTTAGGGTCACAAGCTACAAGCACAAAGGTATTGGTTTTATGTTTCACGTGAAAGGATACTTGGTGCGGGGATATCTGGACTTTTCTGGACTTTGTAAACTTTAATTCCAATGTAAAAAAGTTGCCGTTAGGAGAGTAGCCCAATAAATCAGGAGTACCAAGTAAGGCCCAGTTTTCAATCCTAATCCACGATATTGTGGTAATTTCATTTTTAATTTTCCTCCATAAATCTCTTTCAGAATTTATCTTTTGCTGCGACATAATTCAGTCCAGATGACTTATAGAATCTTTATGGGTTTACCCATACTTTCTACTGGTTTTTGACAAGATAAAACTAATCGATGAGTGTCTTTACTACCAATAATTTTATTTTCAAGAAGTTTTAATCCAACAATGTCATAAAATTCTCCGTTAGGTAATTGCACTTGCATCCTAGCATTTTTTGTAACTTCAGCTTTCATAAACTTGTCAAAGCCCTGTCTAAATGTCTTTCCGTCTATCATATTTCTAATATTGATATATACAAATTATGGGATATATTACAAGTATTATGTCTTTAACAAAAAAGATAACACCGCAACAAGATAAGTTTGTAATGTTTCTAGTATATGGTCATGAAGGCGAGCCATGCAGTCAGACAGAGGCCGCAAAGCTAGCCGGATATGCAGACCCAGGTAATTATGCTAGTAGACTCATGAACGTCAACGAGTACCCGCTGGTAGTAGCACACTACGAGGACAAGTTGAGAGAATTGCACAGCAAGTATGAACAAGACCTACCTGGTCAGAAGGCTACACTAGGTCAACTACGTGACGCTGCAAAGAAGAAAGGTAGATTTGCTGATGCTATCAGAGCACAGGAAATTATCATGAAAGCTGACGGCAGGTTTGTAGACAAACGACTTAACATGAATGTCAAAGTAGATCCAGATGAAGCACGTGAGAAGAATGAAAGACTTATGAATATTGTCAAAACTAAAATGGCAATGAAAAAAATTAAATCTTAACTTTCTCCATCTTAACTATACATCCAATTGGAAATACATTACGGTCAGAAAATAATTCGTCACCTTCTTCGTAAGACGCAAAAGTTCGAACATGCTTTCTATCTTTGTTAAATAGATATGCATGAGTTACCATTATTGATGGCATGAATCCACTGAAGTCATGATTAGTAGCGTGACCGGCATCACCTGTTATGTCAGCCCATGTAATTTTATAAAAGTAATATCTTTTCTTTTTGATTACAACTGATTTGTATTTTGATTTCTTTGGTCTTCTCATGAGTTCTGTATACCCCAGGTTTTATAATTTATAAAATAATAAATAAAAACACGCGCGCGACCCCTTATTTCGTTGGTATTACTAGCTTTTTTAACAATTGTACCAATTGTACCACGTTGTACCAAGGGTCTATGGTACAAAAATGAACGAATAACCATTGGTATTACTATCTTTTTTAATTTGTACCAATTGTACCAAGGTTTAAAAAAAAATAAAAAAAATTTTTTATTTTTATAGAATAAAGTGTATACAATACTACAAATGGCTAAATTATACTGGGATTCATTATACTTTTTGATCATTTTTTGTATCCTGACCGTTTTCATTTTTGGTACAATTTGCATAATATTGATCAACTTTCTTCAAGAAGGTGTGTTGGTAGTCTCTAAATTCTTTGTCAAACACTTCAAATTTCTGAAAAAATCCATCTTTAGAACACATTAGAATAATTCCAGATTGTATTTCAGTACCATATATTGTGTTGTGAGCCATTGCATACGCTCCTAATTGTGTAAAGTAATCGTCAATCCACTCTCGCTGCTTAGGTTTGTTGGTTTGTTTAAAGTCAATGATAGCTTGTCTACCGCCGTATATACCTACAACATCGGTTTGACCTGCATACAACCCAGGGTAGTATAGTGTAACCTCTGTACCCCACACCTCTTCCAGGTCCCCGAGCCCTGATTCTATGACCTTGCTTGCCATGATCCCTGCTTCCTTGCCAACGGACGTTAGATCCAGGTGTCGCTCACCCTTAATATAGCCCTCCAAATAAGTGTGCATGCTAGTGCCCCGTAGGGCTGCGATGTCTCTTACACGGTCCGCGTATTGCTTACCCATTCTCGCTTGCCAATTAGCTAAACTTTTCTTTTTTTCTTCTGACTGAGTCGCTGATAATATCGTAGTAACAGACGGTAACTTCTCACCTGTTATATCGTAGTGTCTTTTACCATTTATCAGAGATCTGGTGCTTGTAGGGTAGTCGTATTTCTTGTTCCACTTCATCTGTTTTAATCCTTTTACGTTTCTTTTTTCTACCTAAGACTTGTCGTATATCAACAAGACTTGCTAGTTCTTTTTTACATTCTGCTAGTCCGTCAGTGTATCCATTCTTCTCTAACCACTTGGCGTGTATCTGTAATATTTTATTTTTCATTACGATTTATTACATAGTAGATAATAATCGCAGCTATCAATATACAGCCCATGCCATAGAAAAACATACCCCAACCTAACGCAACTGTCATTCTAGACTCATTGCTAGTTTATATTCTTCAAGACTCACAACTTTATCATTCATGATCTTTAGTTTCTGAGTCGAATAATGCTCTATAATCTGTTGTATTTTAGGTAGTTTTGTATGGGCGAAGGGCCAAATTAAACAACACACGTAATACGCGTCTCTGAATGTGCAACGCCATTTATACTGCATTAGATACTTAGTCCCGTCTTTACGTAAACCTTTTCTAGGTTTCTTACGTAGAGTCCCAACACCTAAAACTTCGTGAACCCAAAGCAACACAGAGTAATCGGTCATAGTAATCTCCATACTAATTCGCATAGAGTTAGATAGTCTATAACCATCACCCTTGTGTTTCTTTTTCTTTTCGATACCGCGTTTAAAATGTATTGATCCTTCTCCATCAAATAGTCCTGCAATGTAGGCTATGTCTAATTCTGACTTCACAATATTTTACCTTCGTTACGAACGAGTCTAAAATTATTATTTTCTTCTAACAATTTTTCGAACTCTTCTTCCAACACTTTATTCTTCTCAACAAGTTTTCTGTTTGCAGTTTTAAGAAACTCGTTTTGATTTGTGAGGTATTCAACTTTATCAGTTAGCTCTTTCGACATCCTCTACCTCCTTTTCTATTTCACCTTGGTTATTGCAAAAGTCACAGTCAGCCCATTGTTCTTCTCTAGCTTGATCATACGGAACTTTTACAAAACCATTTCCTTTACACACATCACAAATAACTTTAACTTTTCGTTTTGAGTCTGCCATTTAGTTTGCTCGCTTTCTCATTTACAAGTACAGTTATTGTCTGTGATCTACTTAACACTGTGTTTGGTACCATCTTCTTGCGAAGCAAGTCCAATGTGTCATACGTCTTATGCGATAAAGAGACGTTTTTATATTTGCTTATGTCTGTCATAAACTTTATACTCCTTTCTTATATTAAAGATTTATATGGGATTAATCTCATAATTTACAATAGGTGTCAATGAAATTTTTATTAAGCATGGTAATATGTTCTCAAGTTGCGGGTACGTGTTTAGATCCGTATCCTTGGCCAGAATTATTCAACACACAATATGATTGTTTAATGTTTGGATACCAAGAGTCTTTAGTTAAGATGAAAGAGATTGGTCCAGAAGATGTTAACAAGTACAACATGTTTATAAAATTTTACTGCACTCCAGATAATAGTATTTAAGTCATATACGGTGTATAGATCTGTGTGCACTGTACTATACACCGTCCGGCTTTTGTCGCTACCCTTTCAGGTCACAGCTAACGTGAGTGACTTAGCGCGAAGCATTTGTATCGACGCCTACTCACCGGTCATCAAGTTCATGTGGCTCCCGGTAGGTCTCACCCGGGATTATTCCTAACGCGATCCTGTTGCGCATAACGTCCAAGACCAATGGGCCACTAATCTTTACAAATACATCCAAACAAATCACCAGTGCCATCTTTCATGACATGTGCGTTGACTGGATAGTCATAATAGGTTGTCAAATGCAATCTAAGTATATCACAAAGATCAAAACAATCTGCTTCATGTAACAACTCTACACCCTCTATCATTTCTTTAGTTAATGACACTAGAGAGTATAATCCGTCGTTTAGAATTATAAGATCCATTATCTATCCTGCTCTGATATTTGTGCACCAACTTTTGTCCCCCATAGTATTGTTTTCTTGATCCCCGGTGCCTGTATCGTGATGTCTACACCATACGGCTTCCAGGCCTTCTTCATCAAGTTTAACTCTAACAATAGATTAACCCATTGTTTCTGAGATATGTTTTCTGTTTTTAATGTTATTATTTTATCTTTCATAAAAGTAATATAATATCCCAGAAAATAATGTCAACCCCTATTTTCCCTGGCCACGATATTTTTTAAAACTTCTACGTTTATGTTTATTCATTTTTGCTTTGCTAGGATTACGCCCAATATTCGTCTTGTGAAACGTGGGTACGTGTGCAACTTTTGCATATAAACCTTTAGCTTTCTTCGCCATCGAAATATCCTTCTAATTTAGATCTTGGTGATAGTGTAGGTATATAAGTTATTTTACCA